TTCCCAGTCACGATCAAGTCCTATTGTTTTTTCCTCTATATAGCTTATTCCTCCATGGATACTTATTTGTTGGAAATAATTTTCTATAAAACTATCTGGAATTTTTTCATTAAGGTAGCATTCTCCCATTAAATAACCTCCGAATAATATGGGTTTTATATCCAGACGTCTTTTAATTTCACATTTAACTCCCTTATAAAAAAATTCTATTAAATCTGGTTCTTCTATCCATTCTCCATACCCACACCATTTTAGTTTGTGGTTACTCGTATAGAGATGAGTGCATTTTACAGGACTCATTATTTCATTTTTAATTTATGAGTTAATTAAACCCTAGAGGATATGTTTACTCATGTTTTTTTACTAGTTTTTTTATTTAAAATAGACATTTTATTGGTAATTTGGCATGGGATTGAAAAAAGTAAAAGAATGGGTGATTTTTAAACTTCAAGATGGTACCTTAAAAATTTCTTAAATTTAGGAGAAAAAAATGAAATTACTAAAATATCTTTTAATAACTTTAATGTTAGTCGGTTCAACAACCGTCATGGCAGCAACTCAAAAAAAAGAAAATCCTCACTGGTTTTATACTGGAGTAGAAGTGGGGGAAAAATCCATTTCTTCCATAATAGGTCATAGGTATAAAATAGATGACTGTATAATTGATGCTAATGTGACTTATGCTCATCATAAATATGCATTTCATTCTTTTAGTTGTTCAAAGTTTTCCACTAATTTATTTAAAGTTTTTTATGATAAAGAAAAAACTAGATTATATGGTGGAATAGGAGTAAAAATAATTACTGGCGGAAAAAAATATAGATTCCATCATCTTTACAAAGATTTTGCTGTACTAGGAGCATTGACGTTGGGAAAAGAAAGAAGTTTTGAAAAAGGATGTAAATTATTTGCAGAAGTATTTTATTGCCCTTTTTCGTGGGGATATAGGCATTCCAGCTCACTGGGTTGGAAAATAGGCCTTTCTTTATAAGAAAACATTTTCATTTTCATCTTACTTAGACCATCACATTAAGTGGTGGTCTTTTTTTTTTAATTTCTTGTCAAAAATTATATTTTTTTTTTAAAAGACACTTAAGACAAATTAATTTTACCAATTTATGAAGTACGAGTGTCCTTCTTGCTATCTTTCTTGGAAAGATGAGAAAGAGCCCCAAGAAAATATTTTTCATCCTTTGTGTTCTTTTTGTTCCCTTAACCACACCCAAAAAGAGCTTCTAAATTGGCAAATGGATCATATAAATGAAATCAATCCTATGAAAATTACTAATGTTTTATTTCATTTTTATAGATTTGTAGATTTAGAAATTACCATTTTAAAGGAGAAAATAGATGACGCAAGCGAACGAGGAAGTTAGACCAATTGCAGAAAAAATTAATACTTTTCTTTATAAAACGACTGTTTTTAACAAAGAAGGATGGGCGGATGCTTCTAAATATCTTCCCATTGCATTTGACCTTGTAACTTTAAAAACTTCTACAGATAGAAAAATTGCAGGTTGGTGGAATAACCATGAATGGGATGGTCTTTACTTAAAAAAAGAAGACCAGGTAGTTAAATGGAAAAGGATAAAATATGAGCATATTTAAAGAAAATCCTGGAGGAGAATATAAACCTCTAGAAAAATATGACACTGTCGGGGAAGCCGCTCTCGATTTACAAAAAAAAGCTGACGAAAAAATAAATCCTATTGATCTTCAAAGAGAAATTCATAAAGGAAATAAGCAAGAGGATTCTTTTGAAAATCAAGTTCGATTAGCCGTAGAACGAGGTGCAAAAGAAATTGATGGAGATTTTTTTATTGTGGTTTTATTTAAAAAAGAAAGGCTCCTTCAAAACATTATAAGACAATATTTTTTTCCTAGAAAAAGTTGTCCTACTCCTGAATATGATCAAATAGTGTATAAATTTTTTAAAAAAGAAGAGAAATTAGAATTTATTTGGGTAATTCCGGATAAAGCTACAGTTAAATCTCTTCCTTTAGTCGCTGAAGGAATTCCTCCAGATCAAAAAGAACTTTTTCAATTTGTCCAAGATTTTCGCTCTGGAAAACTAGACAAACTATGTGAAAAATTAAATAAAAATTTGACGCACGCTTGAATTAAAATCCAGTTCGTTCTAATTAGTAAAATATTCACTTTACGTCTGCCTTGCGTTATAGGCGTGAATAAACGCAGTACCACGATTCGCAATCGTATAAGGAAGTATATATGACTAATGAAGCTTTGAACGTAACTGAAGAAATTCAAAATAAGGAAGTCGTTCCTCCTGTAGAAGAAAATGTTAGTCAAGATGCTCAACCGGCTTCTCAAGAGAATGCTTTGAATGATAAAGAGCATAATTTTAAACAACTTAGAGAAGTTAATAAACAACTTGAACAAAAGTTAAAAGACTATGAAACACGGTTGGAGGGAATTGAAGCGTCTTCTAAAAATGAAAACTCGCCGCTTCAAAATTCTAATGAAGCTAAACCTTCAGAAGATTTTGAAATTGGGGAAGAAGATTTAGTAGAAGGGAAACATCTCAAAAAGGCTCTTTCAAAAATAGAAAACCTTCTCTATCAAAAAGAGCTTGAAGCGATTCCCGATCGCTTGCGTGGAAAGTTTAAAAATTTTGATCAGGTTGTTACTAAAGAAAATTTGGAAAAATTAAAACGAAACGAGCCTGAGCTGTATCGTACTATTAAGAGTGGAGATGATCTTTTTTCAAAGGGAGTATCTGCTTATAAAACCTTAGTTTCTTTAGGTTATGGAGGAGAAAATTATATGAAGCAAAAAGAACAAGTGGCACAAAATCATAATAAACCTTTAAGCGCACAAGCTATCAAAGGACACGGTGCTTTGCACGAAGCTAATGCTTTTGCTAACGGCCTTACTCCAGAACTTAAAAAACAATTACAACAGGAAATGGTAGAAGCAGCTAAGTCTCGTTAAGAATAAAGGTATAATATGACAACTACAACCTCAGTTTTGCCCGCTCCAGTGCAGCAAAGCTTTAGCTACAAGCTGCTTAGCGTGCCAGTTCCTTATATGATTCATAATATTCCTGCAATGCTTAAACATATGCCTCGTAATGGTGGTACTACATTAAGAATGCGCAGGTATAATCCTTTAGCTACAGCGACTGTACCTCTAGGAAATACAGGAGTTACTCCTCCAGCTCAACAATTAACAGCTGTTAATATTGATGCAGAAATGGATTTTTATGGAACTTATATCATTTTAAATGAGCAAGTTACTTTGCAAAACCAAGATCCTGTACTTAATGAAGCAGCCCAGCGTCTTGGAGTTTCTTTAAGACAAACTGAAGATGAGCTTACTAGAAATATGTTAGCTTCTACTGCTTCTTCTATCAATTGTACTGGTGGTACTAATGGAGATAGTCCTACTGAAATCACTCGTTCAGATATTGATGGAATTATAAGAACACTAGCTACTAATAATGCTTATACTATTGCAGATAACATTGAAGGAGAAGATCGTTTTGGAACAGCTCCTGTAAGAGATGCTTATTTTGCATTAGGTTCTACCCAGCTTATTGGAGATTTAGAGAATGTAAATGGTTTTATTGCAAAAGCTCAATATCCTTCTCAAATGTCTACTTTAAGACCTGAATGGGGTTCTGTTTCCAATTTAAGATTTTTACTTTCTTCAATTGGATCCACAACTGCTAACAGTTCCATCCTTGGAAATGATGTTTTTAACATTTTTTGTGTAGGAATGGAAGCTTATGCTGTCGTTGAACAAGATGGTTATAGCGCTCAATTTATTTATCGTCCTCCTATTTATGATGGACCTTTGTCGTTGAATGCTAGTGTAGGATATAAATTTGCTCAAGTGCCTCGTATCACTAATGATGCTTGGGTATTAAATCTTTCATGTACTTTATCATAAGGAGGCATCAATGACATCTACAATAATACAACAAGGAAGATTTACTTCTGACGGAACTTCTAAATTAATAGATCTCCGTTCAGGTGTAGATTGGATGGAAGTAATTAATGAAACTCAATTTGCTACTACTCAAACTCCTGGAAGAGGAGTAAAATTTGAATGGCAAAAGGGTCTTTCAAATGGTGAAGCTTTCGAATATACAAAAGCTGATGGAGCTGATACTCTTCAAGCTGAAAAAGTAACTTCAGGTGGTTTTACTCTTTTAAGTGGAGCTCAAAGTTTTGGCGCTCCTTTAGCAGGTACAAGCATCACTAAGGCAGCTCCTCCAGTATGTACCGTTAATAACCACGGTTATTCTGACGGAGATAATGTAATTTTATCTAATTTGACTAACATGCCTCAAATTGGATCAGTTGTTTTTACAATTGGAAACGTTACTACTAATACTTTTGAGTTATCTTTTTTTGATACTACTTCAGGTAATTTTGTTATTGAAACAGCTTTTACGGCGAGAAGAGTTCCTGATAGCTTTTTTTCATGGACTAATACTCTTTCTGTAGTTACTGCCGTTACTTTAGGATCAACTACTTCAATTCAAACAAGTTCTAATATTCCAAATATGACTTATTCAGTGAATGATGTAATTAGATTTACTATTCCTGATGAATATGGAACTTCTGAATTGAATGGAAGAAGTGGAAAAATTTTATCTTATAGTGCTGCTACTAATACTTATGTAGTAGACATTGATTCAAGTTCTTTTACTTCTTTTGCATGGCCTGCAGCTTCTGCAGTTCCTGTAAGCCTTCCTATTTTTGTAAAAGAAGGAAATGTAAATACAGATGCTTCTACAGCTACTCAGAATACTGAAAGTATTCAAATGAACTTAGGAGCTGGTATTGATGGTCCTGCTGGTTCTTCAGGAGATGTAATCTACTGGAAAGCTGGTAAATCATTTAGTGTAACTAATGAATAAAAAAAAGGGGTTCGTATGAACCCCTTCTTAAAAAAGGAAATTATATGTCTTCTGTAACTTCAACTAACGTTAAGAAAAACTATGGTAAGATTTCTTCTGAAAGAATGAAGGAAATGAAAAAAAAAGACCATAAAAAAGTTAAAGGAATTTTTAGATGTTATGAACCTCGAGGAGGGAGCATGATGTTTAGTTTTAAAAAGTATAAAGGAGACGATATTGTTCAATACAATATGAAAGATGGTGAAGTTTATGAAATTCCATTAATGGTAGCTAAGCATCTTAATCAAAATTGTTGGTATCCTAAGCATACTCATGTTTTAGATATGAATGGGAATCCTTCGGTAGAAGTGGGTAAAAAAGTGCAAAGATGTTCTTTTGAAAGCTTAGAATTTCAAGATTTAGAAGAGGGATCAAATGAATGAGTGCTCCGAGTACTTTATCTGCTATTAGAACTAAAGTTAGAAGGCTTACAGGTCGACCTTCTTCTCAGCAAATTACTAATGCTCAAATTGATGAGTATATAAATACTTTTTATCAATACGATTTTCCCGAACATTTAAGAGTATTTTCTAATAAAGGAAATTTCGTTTTTATGACGGAAGCCAATGTAGATACTTATAATATGCTTTCGGCAAATCCCAGTTCTCCTGACTATAATGATTTAATAGTCCAATTTGATGGGGAACCAAGACAAGCTCAAGATCTTTATTATAATCTCCAACCTCCTTGTTATATAGCTGGTTATCAAAGTTTTTACTCACAAAATCAAGAACAATTCTTTAGAACTTACCCAGCTTTAGCTGATATTAATACTTCTTTATCGGGAAATGGGACTCCAGGTCCTTATACTATTACTTTGCCTAATACTCCTATTCTTCAAAACTCAGTTACCGTAGGAGCAGTAGATAATACTGATTCTACTATAAAAGTAGTAGATGATCCTCAAAATAGAAGCACAGGAAATTGGGTAATTAGCAATTCTACTACTCCTGTTACAGGGTCTATTAATTATTTAAATGGCCAAGTAAGTATTACTTTTTCAAATTCTATTCCTGTAGGAAATGAAATCACCTTCACATTTACTCCCTATGAGCCTAATAGACCTCAAGCAGTGTTATTCTATGATAATGTAATTACTCTTCGTCCTGTGCCCGATAAACCTTATCCTGTAAAAATTGAAGCTTTTTTAACTCCGTCTGCTTTTGTAAATTCTACCCAAGAACCCCTTGTAAAACAATGGTGGCAATACATAGCCTACGGAGCTGCAAAAAAAATATTTGAAGATTCTCAAGACCCCGAGGGGATAAATCAACTTATCAGAGGGTTTAAAGAACAAGAAAACTTAGTGTTGCATAGACATATCGTACAACAAACTAACGAAAGGACAGCTACTATTTATACTGAAATGACAGCTTATCCTTTCGGAAACTTTAACAATAGGTTCTAAAATGGCTTACAATGAAAATATTCCTCAATCATCGGATAACCCTTCTCAAAGTCAATCTCAAATTTTGGGAAATTTTCAAGAAATTAGTACTGCATTTAATTTAAATCATGGAAACTTTAATGCTGCTGACCAAGGAAAACATGTGTTTATGCAGATGCCAGAACAAACTACTCCTCCTACCACTGCTTTAAATGAAGGAGCCCTTTATACCAAAGATACGGGAGTAGCTCCTCAATTATTTTGGAGAAATGAAGCTAATGGAACTGAACAACAATTTACTAATACCGTTCCCGGAGTTTCAGGTTCTAATAGAAATTGGGATTTTGCAGACGGTCAACAAATAAGAATGGGAACAGCTTCTCATGGAGGAACTTCTACTTTTGTAATTTTTTCAACCCCATTTGCTAATGAGGCATTTGTAGTAATTTTAACTCCTATTGGAGCTGCTGGCTTAACCACCGATTGGAATGCTCAAGGGCTAACAGTCAATGGATTTACTATAGGAAGTACTTCTTCGGGAGGAGGAAATTCTTTTTATTATTTGGCTATAGGAAGATAAATGCCTTTGAAAAGTTATCTTATTGGTCCCATTCAAGAAGGCCAACAAAATAATATAGAACCTTTTTATTTGCCTGAAAATGCTTATTTTCAATTAGAAGATGTGTATGTATGGAGAGGAAGGTTAAGAAAAAGGTTTGGATATTCTCTAATAGGTTCTAATGATTTAAATTCTAGATTACGTATAGATTTAGGAAATACTGATGGATCTGGAAATATTTCTACTACCGTTCCTGGAACTGTTTTTAAAATAGGACAAATATTTTCTATAGGATCTCAAGTTTTTACTGTAAATGCTTTAGGAACTCCCGCTCCTTTATTGGATACGGGAGCAGCCACTGTCGCTACTTACAATACTACTACAGGAGCTTTAGTAATTAATGGAGCGGCAGCTACTACTCCTTGTTTTTTTTATCCCGCCGAACCTGTAATGGGATTAAGGACTAGAGAGGGGGCTTTAATTAACCAAGAACAATTAATTGCTTTTGATACTCAATTTGCCTATGAAAGAGCTGCAGGAGCGTGGAGGAGGTTAGGAAGTGCTATTTGGACGGGAACAGATTTTAATTTTTTTTGGAGTACTAATTATAGGGGGACTAATCCTTATGAGACTTTCTTTTATGTAGTTAACAATACTATCGCTGATAATATTAAATACATTCCTGAAGGAAGTTCTACATGGACTAACTTACGTCCTCAGTTAAATTCTGGAGGAACCAATAGATTTTTAGAAACTGCTCGCATAATTTTGCCTTTTAAAGATAGGTTATTAGTTTTTAATACGGTAGAAGATGAAAATGGGACTGACAGATCTTATCCTAATAGATGTAGATTTTCTCAAAATGGAGATCCTACAAATGCTACTACTTCTTGGATAGATGATACTATTGGAAGAGGAGGATTTATTGATGCTCCTACTAAAGAGCAAATCATTACAGCTGAGTATATTAAAGATAGACTAATTGTTTATTTTGAAAGAGCTACATGGGAAATAATTTATACCGGAGATACTTCACTTCCCTTTAGATGGCAACAAATTAATACTGAGTTAGGATGCGAAAGCACTTTTTCTGTTATTCCTTTTGATAAACAAGTATTAGGAGTAGGGAATGTAGGAGTACATTCATGTAATGGAGTAAATGTAAATAGGATAGATCAAAAAATTCCCGATGAAGTATTTAGAATTCATAATGGAAATTCAGGTCCAGAAAGAGTATATGGAATTAGAGACTATTATAATGAATTAGTTTATTGGACTTTTCCCGATCATACTAATAATCCTACATTTCCTACTCGCATTCTTCTTTACAATTATCGTAATCAAACATGGTCTTTTTTAAATGACTCATTTACTTGTTTTGGATATTTTCAAAGGACTTCCGATCTAACATGGGCTACCGTAGGAGATGTCTATCCTACATGGAGTAGTTGGAATGATCCCTGGCAATCTGGAGCCATTCAGTCTTCATTTCCTGATGTTATTGCCGGAAATCAAGAAGGCTTTGTAGTAATTTTAGATAATGGAAAATCTTCTAATTCTCAGTCTCTTTATATTACAGATATGAATAGTGGTACTAACGAATTAACGATAATAGATCATAATCTTCAATTAAATGAATATGTATTAGTAGAAGAAGCTCAAGGAATTACTTCTTTAAATGGAACTATTTTTCAAGTCCAACAGATAATAGATGAAAATACTATTATTTTAGATACTACTTTTAGTGGAACTTATACCGGAGGAGGAAAAATTACTCGAGTAAGTAATTTTAAAGCTCTTACTAAACAATTTAACCCAGGAACTCCTGTAGGAAAGCAATTTAGTATTCCTTATATTGATTTCTTACTTAACAGAACTTCAGAAGGAGAACTTAGTGTAGAGTATTTATTAAATACATCTTCGGGAGATTCTATACATGAACAATCCGAACCCGGAGTTTTGCTGGGAACTAATACTCTTTTTACTAAAGAAGAAGAAGATACGACCTTTCAACAAAATCAACAACAAATTTGGCATCGTTATTATGTGTATGTGGAAGCTCAATTTTTGCAGCTTTTATTTTTTATGGATGATGAACAAATGAGAAATCAAGATATTTCTCAATCTGATTTTGAATTACATGCTATTCTATTTTATGTAGAACCACAAGGAAGGATTGTAGGATAATGAGTTCTTCTTTTAGTGGAAATCCTAATAATTTTTTGCCTCAGACTTATATTTTTCCAGAAGATAATTTTGAAGAATATGATGTAAAATTAAGAGAATACTTAACTGATATTTCTTCGGCTATCAACATGAAAGATAGTGGCTTATATTTAAATGAAGAAATAATTACGGGCCAGCAGTTTGTTCCTATATTTAATACTTCTACCAGTAGCAATGTAAATTATAGAGAAGTGTTTAGAAAGGTGATAGATTTTGGAGTTTTACCTGATTCTACTACTAAGTCAGTAGCCCATGGAATTACTACTACAGAAAATTTTACAGTGGTAAAACTGTATGCCACTGCGACTGATCCAGCAGCTTCTACTCTTCAATCAGGAATTCCTATTCCCTATGTAAATGTATCTACCCCTACTGATGGAGTACAATTAGAAATGGATGCTACTAATATTAATATTACTACCACTACTTCTAATTTTATTACCTATACCCGTTGTTTTGTAGTTGTAGAATATATGAGAGAAGTGTAAAAGAAAATTTAAAAAAGGAGTTAAAAATGGCGTTTATGGATTTCTTATTTGGCACAGAAGCCGCTACTCAAACTCGACCTATTTACGATCCCGAGCAAGAAACTATTTTAGATCAGTTAGGAGGAGCTCTACAACAACAACTTCCTCAAGGACTAAGAGGTCTTCAATCTATTTTAGGAGGGGAAGGAATAGAAACATTGGAAGCTCCCGCTCGAAGGGCTTTTGAGCAAAAAACTTTACCCACTATCGCTGAAAGATTTACTGGAGCTTTTGGTCCTGGATCTCAACGATCATCCGCTTTTGGTCAAGCCTTAGGAACTGCGGGACGTGAATTAGAAGAAAATTTAGCGGCACGTAGAGCAGGTTTGCAATCCGGAGCTTTAAGTCAACTTCTTTCTCTGTTAGGACCTGCTTTATCTCCAAGAAGATATGAATTTACTACTCCTAGGGAACCTGGCTTTTTAGAAAACCTTTTAGTTTCTCTAGCTGGAGGGGCCGGTAGTGGGATAATGGGAGGTCTAAGATGACCATTTATACTACTCCCTCTTCTTTTGTAGATCCTACTCCTTCTCCCGCTCGACGCGTAGGAGAAGCTTTGGGAGGAGGTTTATCTTCGGGACTTGCTTTTTTATTAGAAGATAAAATTCGTTCTATGAGAAATCAAAAAGAAAAAGAAGGTTTAATTAGAAAAGGTTTTCCCCCTCAAATAGCTGAAGTATGGGGTGAACTTACTGAAGGAGGAAAAACCAAATTTGCTTCTTTATTTATGGATGAGCTTCAAAGATCTCCAGAAGTTCAAGACCAAATTGAAATAGGAGAAGAAGAAACATCAGGAATTTCTAGAAGTCCCGGACTAACCCCCAAAGAATCAGTGGCTAGACAAGATAAGCGTTATGATAAAAACCTTCCTCTTTTTAAAGAACATGAAAAAAAGAAGACGGCTCAAGAAACAGAAAACCTCAAAATAGATCAGCTACAAAGACTTAATGAAACTAATAAACTTCCTCAGAGACTAGGAAGATTAAATGTTAATTTAAAAACTGGAGAGCTTTTGCTTCCGGCATTGGCTAATCCTGAATCTCAATTATTTGTAAAAACTGTGAATGATTTTCTTATTGGAGCTAAAGAAACTTTTGGAGCACGAGTTACTAACTTTGAGGTGAATAGATTTCTTAAAAGACTTCCTACACTTGCTAATAGCAAAGAAGGTAGAAGAGTTATTTTAAGACAAATGGAAATTATAAATGAATTAAATCAACTTCATAACGAGGGGATTTTAAATGCTTTTTCCCAAGCTGGTGGTATTCGAAATTTAGATTATGATAAGGCCAGTCGACAAGCTAGAAAATTAACTAAAGAAAGAGAAAAAGAATTAAAAAAAGAATTTAATTCCATTCTAAAAAATGAATCTCCCGTACAAACTCCTTCTTCTCAAATTGAAGAAACCGAAGTAATTATGATTGACAGAGAAGGAAGAAGAAGAGCTGTTAATAAAAAAGATGTAAAAGCAGCTAGAAAAGCAGGTTACAAACTATCTTCATGACTAAAAAAGAATTTGGAAGAGTAATAGAAGAAGAACCTTCAGAAACTGTAGAATTCGGACGAATAGTAGAAGAAGAAGGTCCCGTAGCTCGTGAAGCCAGAGAAGTACAAGAAAAATTTGGGAGAGGAGGAAGGGCTCTTGCTAAAGGAGGGTTAAAAGCTCTAGGAGGAATATTAGATCTTTTAGTTCCTAAAGTAGATCCAGAGAGATTTCCTGAAGAAAAATTTAGTTTTGAAGAAGCTGTTGAAACTTTATTACCTACAGATCCCGAAGCTCCTTTTTTAGAAAAATTTGCAGAAAGAGGAGCAGAAATCCTTCCATTTTTATTGGGAGGAGAAGTTGGATTAGGAGCTAAATTAGGACGCGCTGGATTAGCAGCTCTTTTAGGACAAACTGCTGAAGAAGTAGGAGTGGGACCTCTCGGTCAAACAGTTGCTGAACTTTCGGGTTTAATAGCTCCTGGGTTAGGAAAAAAAATTATTCCCACAAAGGCTCAACGAGAAGGAGTAAAAATGCTCCGTAGAAGAGGGCTTACTGAAAAAGAAATAGCTCCTTTAATTCCTTCTGAAAGAAAAAGAGCTTTACTTGGAAAAGTAGGAGCTAAGGGAATTAGAACGGAAAAAGCTGCTCGGCGCACACGTACAGCTTTAGGAAATGTCTATGAACAACTTCGTACGGAAGGAGAACGTCTTCCTTTTTTAGAAGCTGAAGCTAATTTAACTTTAGGAAATGCTATTGAAGATAAACTAGAAAAAATTCCAGCTTCTATTAGAAAAGTAATTCAAGAAGACCTAAAAGATCTTTTAAATAAACCTATCAAAGCCAATGATATTATAAATTTTTGGGAAGATATCAATTCTTCCATTAATTGGAAGTCGGTAGCTGATGGAAAAAGAAAATTAAATTCTTTAAAAAAACCTTTATTAGATTCTTTAAAAAAAATAAATCCTACTCTTGCCAGAGATTTCGAACTTACTAATAAATTCTATTCTCAAATGAAAAAAGTGTATCCTAATTTAAGACCTACGGATATAGACAAATGGATTGCCTTAGGAGAACTCGGTTCTTTAGTAGGAGGTCTATTTAAATTTGGTCCTAAGGCGGCTGTTCCGGTTCTAGGATTTGCGGCTAGTCGTAAATTGGCCTCTGCGATGCTTACTAATCCTCGTTTACAAAACCTTACACGCCAAATGACTAAAGCTTTAAAGCAAAACAAAATAGGAATTGCTAAAAAGATTAACGATAAAATTCAAAAAGAACTTCAAAAGGAAAAAATTAAGGTAAAAGAATAATTTTTTATTTTATTTTTTCTATTTTTATAAAAAGATCTTCCCCTTTTTCTATTCCCTTTACTTTTTCTATTAAAATTCTATTTATAAAAATCTCTAAAGAGATATTAGAAAAGGCCGCATACCCTTTAATTTTTCTCTTTAATTCATCTGAAATATTTATTGTAAGTTTTTTATTTCTAGGATTATACATTTCTGGGTTTTCCTTTTTTCTGGGTTATAGCAGTGAATCTATT